TATCAAAATTCTGAAATATAAATAAGCTCCGATTTATCGGAGCTTTTATTATGCTTTAAAACAGAGGTGAAATTATGATTAAATGGGCGTTACCGATTTTACAAGTAGTCTTTATTATCTGCAAGGTGTTCAATTTATTAAATTGGAGTTGGAGTATAGTTTTCATACCGAGTTATATTTGGCTGACTGTATTCTTTATATTCCTAGTTTTCTGTTTAATATTTATATATTTGGGGGGCAAAAGATGAAGTGCCCGTATAAAGATAATAGATTTGAAAATACAACATCAAAATATATCTATGACGAAGACGGAAGTCTAATAGAAAATAAAATAACGACGTGTACCGCTTCTACTTTTGGAAAGTGTGACGGCGAAGAGTGCGCAGCATATAAAGATGGTGTATGTCAATATGTATTGGTCGAAAAGGGAGGTTGAGAGTTAATGGCAAGAGAGCCAACTGGAAATAAATTTAATAATGATTGAGCCGCATAAGGCTCTTTTTTTATGTGCAAAATTCGTCTTTTTGGTATTGCAGACGTAAAAGAACAAGACTGATAGCCGCGGACTATACCGCGTATAAAAAATGTAATCAAGAAAGGTGTAGTGTTTAATGGATAAAGCATTTTTAAAGGAGCTTGGGATAGAAGATGAAAATATAACAAAAATTATCAAAGCTCACAATGAGGAAATAAAGGACAGTTATGTACCGCTTTCCCGATTTAACGCAGTTAATGAGGATAAAAAGGAAGCGGAACGAAAAGCAAAAGAATTAAAGAGCCAGCTGGACGGGTTGGACAATGTAGATGTTGCGGAATTGGAAAATACAATTGAGACATTAAAGAACGAAAACAAAACCGCACAGGAAAATCACGAAAAAGAACTTAGGAATATAAAAATTGATTATGCTCTTGATAAAGCTTTGATAGACGCTAAAGCTAAAAATATTAAGGCTGTAAAGGCGTTTTTTAATTTAGATGAACTAGAACTTGATAATGACAATATCAAGGATATAGACGATAAAATCAAAGCGTTAGCAGAAGATGATACAACAAGTTTTCTTTTCGGTTCCGACGAATCGAGCAAGGGTAAATTTAAGGGTGTTAATCCTGTGCAAGTACCAGGTGCCGGAAGCGGTCAGTCTGACGATGATAGTGTAGGCTCAATGTACGCACAAAAATATAATGCTAAATTTGGCGTTACAAATAACGAAAATGAATAGGAGTGAAAGTAATGGCTTTAACAACAATAAAAAGAACAGAAACTAGACCTAACTTTTTAGAATCGGAAGTAGGTTTGGTGCTTAAAACGGCACAAGTAGACAACGCAAATATTGAAGCTGATGAATATGGATATAAAACGGTGAAAGGCGGTACACCTTATCCAGCGAATGATTCAACCGCAAAAGGTCTTATTTTTGAAGATGTAGACGTAACTGTTGGCTCTGACAATGGGGTAAGACCGGCCAGCCTAATGGTTGCAGGAAGAGTTTTAGAAAATAGACTGCATACTCCGTTGAGTTCGGCGGCAAAAACAGCACTTACAGCATTGGGGTTTGTTTTTGTTGACGAACCTGTAATCATGAGAGAACCAATTGAACCCAAAGAGTATACAGCAGGAACAACCGCGTTCAGCGGTAGCGATATAGCCTACGGAAGTGGTGAGCTAACGATTACTGCTATTGATGACAGCAACACTGATTCGGCAGTAGCTACAGTTGCATTGTCGTCTTCAACTCATAAGGTTACAGCAACTAAGGTAACGGCAGGTAATACAACGGTTGATTGCACTGTATCAGACGGCACAAATACAGCTGTGATTACTGTACCAATAGAATTAGTATAGGAGGACTATAAATGAATATTTTACAATTAATTTCAGACAAAGACAGATTGTCATTTTCGCAAAATCTGTCTATACAGAGAAACTATTTAGGGGACACTTTATTTCCTGATTTGAAGACACAGCACTTAGAAGCTGAGTATTTTAGACTGACTGACGGTCTTAATCTGCCAACAATGGCGCAAGTACATGGTTTTGATACAGAAGCGGCAATAGGCACAAGACCGACGTTAGAAAAGGTAACAATTGAGAAATTATTGATTAAAGAAAAGATTAATCAGTCTGAAAAAACTCGAATGTATCTAAAGACCGGAGTATCTGAGCAAGCATTGGTTTCATATGTATTTGACGATATGGGTCGTCTTGCTGATAACGTAAAAACAAGAACTGAAGTGGCAAAAATGGAAGCGTTATCAACTGGTAAGCTGACAGTTAAGGAAAATAATCTTGATTTTACCATTGATTATGGAGTGCCTAAAGAAAATAGAATGTCAGTAGATTGGAGTTCTCCCGAAGCTGATATTTTAGGGGACATACGGTCAATGATTGATATTGCGAAAGAAAACGGTCATACTGTTAACAGATGTGTTGCAAGTAATAAGATAGTAACCTTGATATGCAAAAATAAGGCAGTACAGACGGCTATGTATGGTGTAAATGGAGTTGGAACTTTTGTTTCGCTCGGTCAGCTTAATACAATGCTCAGTAATATGTTTGGCTTTACAATAACTGTAAACGATGATAGATACAGATATAAAATCACAAAAGACAAATACAAGACAAAGCGTTATATAGATGAAGATGTATTTATTTTATTTCAAAGTCTAGACGGTTCTATAGGTACCGGACTTTGGGGACCCACTCCCGAAGAGGAGGATATGGGACCTTATACAGAAAAGTCAAGTCAGCAGTATATTACCTTGACACAGTGGGAGACACCAGACCCTAGAGCGGTTTGGACAAAAGCGAGCGGTGTATTTATTCCGGTTCTCCCGTCCCCTGAAAGCCTGATTATAAGCAAGGTTAAATTAGCGTAAACGAAAGGGGGAACGGATATGTTAGAAGAAATATATGCAGCTCTTGAAAGTTATGGTTACAACGAATTTGACGGTTCTGATGAGATGATTATAAATCTTATTATTGATAATGCTGAACAGCATATAAAAGGGTTTTGCAACATTTCTCAAATACCTAAGGACTTAAAACATACATTCATACATAGCGTATGTGGTGAGTTCCTATATCAAAAATATAATAGCGGAAATTTGCCGGATAGTTTTGATTTTGAGGTAGCGTGTTCGTCAATTTTGGAAGGAGATGTAAAACTTGATTTCAACATTAACGGAACATCAACAGCAGAGCAAAGATTTCTTAAAATGGTAAACGAACTCCGTTCCCCTGATTACAATTGCTTGATAAGACATAGAAAGCTGGTGTGGTAAATGAGGATTAAAACGCCAACAGCTATCCAGATTCAGAATGCAATTACAAGCATGTGGAACGGCAGAATGACCGTGTACGGAAATAAAAGCGTGTTTAACGAAGTTACCAAAATAACCGAAATAGAAAATGATGTAGTCTTAGCCAAAGATATACCATGCAGGATATCTTTTAAGACAATTTCAAAAGTTTCTGAACAGGACGGTGCATTTAAAACTGTACAGGAAATAAAACTTTTCTGTGCTCCTGAAATAGAAATAGTGGAGGGGTCAAGGCTTGTTATTACCCAAAACGATATGACAAACACATACGAAAAAAGCGGCACACCAGCAATGTACACATATCATCAAGAAATTATTTTATCTCTGGTGGAGGATTGGTCTTAATGATACGCTGTAATTTTAATGATTTAAAAGTTTTTAGGAATAATCTAGGTAAATTAACAAATACAGAATATGACAGATTAGCAGAAGAATGTTGTAATGAAATTGCCGCACGATTGTTACGTATGACAAAACAAAACACGCCTGTGGATACAGGACATTTAAAACGCTCGTGGAAAATGGAAGCTGCTAGAAAGAACGGTAATGTTTGGTGTTCGGTTGTGTACAATACAGCTGATTATGCTATGTATGTCGAATATGGACACAGGACAACCAATCATAAAGGCTGGGTAACCGGGCGGTTCATGTTGACAAATGCTGAAAAAGAAATAGAAAGGATTGTCCCACAATTATTAGAAAAGCGGTTATTGCAGAAATTGGGTGAATTATTTGACTAATGAGACAATTGCAGGAATATCAAATAAGCTTTATAGCTTGTTTGGAGAAAATTATAAAATATATACTGAGGAAATAAAACAGGACTTGAAAAAGCCCTGTTTTTATATTGTCAATTTATCTGTCAGAAACAGGGTTTCACTAGGTTTGAGATATAATCACGAACAGTCATTTGATATACATTTCTTTCCCGGAAAATCAGGCAGTCGGTCTGAGATGTTAGAGATTGCAGACAAGTTGATGATAAACCTTACATTTATTCAAGTACAGGATAAGAGTTATTTGTATGGGTCTAATATCAACTCTCAGATTGTTGAAGACGTGCTGCATGTTTTTGTCAATTATGACGTGCCGATGAAAATTGTTAAGACCGATAATGAATATATGAATAATTTAGAAATTAATGGAGGTATGGAATATGGCGATTAAAAAGCCGGAGGAAACGGAAGTAAAAGACAGATATAATAAATCCACTATTTTGCAGTCTGCAAAATACAAAAATAGGCGTGATTTGCTTAATGTCTTATTAGATGAGAAGAAATACTATACAATTTCGGAGGTTGAAAATGCAATAAAAAAATATATGAACGGAGGTAAAAAATAATGCTAGGTGGAGGCACTTTCACAACAATGAACAAAGTCTTGCCGGGGTCGTATATCAACGTAATATCAACTGGCAATGCGACAGCTGCTTTGTCTGATAGGGGTTATGTAGCTGTACCAATGGAGCTTGATTATTCTCCTGATGGAGTTTTTGAGGTAACAGCTGCGGACTTTCAAAAAAATTCTGTAAAATTTTTTGGCTATGAGTACACCTCAGAAAAAATGAAAAATATACGAGAGATATTTTGCAGGGCGAACACTGTGTATTTTTATAATATTTGCGAAGGCGGTAAGAAAGCAACAAACACATATGCAACCGCTAAATATCCGGGTGAAGCTGGGAACCAATATAAAATAAAAATTGAAGAATCGGTAGATGATGAAAACCGTTTTATTGTTTCAACAATTTTTAACAGTACGGTTGTTGATGTTCAAGAAATAGAAAAAATTACATCAGCAAGCACAGAAAACAACGGACTTATTGATAATGATTATGTTAATTTTAAAAAGAATGTTGTTCCAACTGTAACAGCCGGGAGTTCTTTATCCGGCGGCACTAAAGGGACCTCATCAGGAACCACAATACAAAATGCTTTGGATTCGTTAGAATCTTATTCGTTTAATATTCTTATTTGCACATTGACACAGACAACAGATAAAAAATTGTTTGTCAACTATGTGAAGCGGTTAAGAGATGAAAACGGTATTAAATTCCAGGTTGTTATACATGACCCCGAAAACGAAATTCCAGCAGATTATGAGGGCTGTATCAGAGTGCCTAACAAGGTCACTGATGGCTCGGAAGCTGCATATGAATTAGTTTATTGGACAGGTGGAGCAGAAGCAGCATGCCGTGTAAATGGGTCTCTAACAAATGTTGAATATGATGGGGAATATACCGTTGGCACAAATTATACACAGACAGAGCTATCCAACTTTATTCAGTCGGGATTTTTGGCGTTTCATAGAGTTGGAAGCGAGATACGTGTGCTTGATGATATTAACAGTCTTGTAACTGTAACCGATGGTAAATCGGAAGATTTCAAACGTAATCAAACTATACGGGTAACAGACCAAATATCTAATGACATAGCTGTTCTTTTCAACACAAGATATTTAGGAATATCGCCAAATGACAATATGGGCAGAGCCTCACTAAAAAATGACATTGTAAAAATACACGAGGGTTTGAGGGATTTAAGAGCAATAGAAAACTTTACATCTTCTGATATTACAGTTGAGGCAGGAGATAAAAAAGGGTCTGTAATTGTTACTGATACAATTACAACAATTGAAGCCATGAGACAGCTATATATGACTGTTTACGTTTCGTAAGGAGGGAAAATAAATGGATTATGAAAAAGACTACAATATAGCAAACAATGTAGTGATGAAAGCTAAGGACAGTCTGCAAGCTAATTTAGGAAAGTGTACAATAACTAATGGCACTAAGCGTTATAACTTTATGCAGGCGATTAATCTTGAAGCCAATTTTGAAAAAACAAAAGAAGAAATTCCAATACTCGGTAAAACAGGTAAGGGGAATAAATCTACAGGTTGGAAGGGAACAGGGTCAGCAACATTTCATTATAACGCGTCAATTTTTAGGGAAATGATGGCTGAGTATAAGGATACTGGAAAAGATATTTATTTTGACATAGCAATTGAAAATTGTGACCCAACATCAGACGCTGGGTATCAAATAGTAATACTTAAAGACTGTAATATAGACGGCGGTATTTTAGCAAAATTTGACGCTGACGGTGGGTATCTTGATGAAGATATGGACTTCACATTTGAGGACTTTGAAATTGTCCATAATTTCACTCACTTACCGGGATTTATAATAAACGATTAATATATAGGAGGTATAAAATATGGGAACATTAAAAGGGTTTTTGAATCCTAAGAAAATTGAAAATATAAAATTTGTGGTAAGCAACAGATTCGTTGATGATGACGGCAATCCTTTAGAATGGGAACTTAGAGCACTTTCGGCAAAAGAAAGCGAATTGCTGCAAACCGATTGTATGATAAAAAAAGCTTCCGGCAGAAGAGGGGTGTCAAGTCTTGATTTAGATGCTGCATTATACACGAAGAAGATGATGGCAAAATGTGTTGTTAAGCCGGATTTGAACGAGATTGACATACAGGACGCTTATGGTGTTTCTTGTGCAGAAGATGTTTTGGGGAATATGTTAACAAGCGGAGAGTACACAGCCCTTTCTAACAAATTATTAGATGTAAACGGTTTTAATGAAATATTTGAAGATGAGGTAAAAGAAGCAAAAAACTAATAAAAGGTGGAGACGCAGACAGTAACTATGCTTATTACTGTCTGCATGAACTCCACCTTTTGCCTAGAGAATATTTAAACTTGTCCCGAAAAGAACAGGCTTTCATTGCGGCGTGTATTGAGATAAATCAGGAGGAGATAAAAAAGATTAATAAAAAGAACAGTAAAAAGAAATAGGGGGTGGTTATTATAGGGGAATCACTGAAAACAGCAATAGAAATACAGGATAAAGTTACCGCACCTATTAAATCAATGTATAATGCAATGAATATCTTAATTTCCAGTTTCGAGAGAATGCAGAATATACCTGGAAATCTTGTAGATACAAAGTCAATTGCAGCTGCACGTTCTGAACTATCAAACGTAAAAACAGTATTGAGCGGAGCAGAAAAGGGCGCTAAAAAGTTGAATACAGCGTCAACATCTGCCGGAAATGCTGTTAAGACTATTGGTCAATCATCAGCTAATATATCCAGAGTTTCAAGCTCAATGAATTCAGCTGTAAACTCAACTAAAAGATTTTCTACAGCCACAACGCAATCTACTCAAGGATTAAGAGGTCTTGTGACAAGCCTAACAAACGTAAAAAGTAAAATTGTAAGCGCAACTACTACAGGTGTATCAAAATTTAAACAGCTTGCAACATCAATGAAAGAAAGTTCCTCTTCCGGTAATAGTTTGGTTGGTGTGCTAGGAAAAGTAGCGGCGGCTGTAGGCTCTGTTATGGGAGTAAAACAAATCATCGGATTATCTGATACCATGTCTCAAACAAAGGCTCGGCTTGATTTAATGAATGATGGACTTCAAAGCACTAAAGAATTACAAGATAGAATTTTTGATTCTGCCCAAAAGTCCAGAGGTTCATATCAAGATACGGCTGACCTGGTGTCTAAACTTGGCTTAAATGCAAAAGATGCGTTTGAAAACACTGCACAAATCGTTGATTTTGCTGAACAAGTGAATAAACAATTCGTTATATCCGGTGCGAGTGCGGAGGAAACAAAAAATGCAACATTGCAGTTAACACAGGCACTATCATCTGGAGTTCTTAGGGGCGATGAACTACGCAGTATATTTGAGCAAGCGCCCACATTGATTCAAAGTATAGCGAATTATATGGGTGTGCCAATAGGACGAATCAGAGATATGGCAGCAGAAGGACAAATAACAGCTGAAACGGTAAAAAATGCACTATTAGAGTGTGCTGATGAAACAAACGCTAAATTTGCTAGTATGCCATTAACATTTAGCCAGTTGTGGACAAATTTTAAAAATAGAGCTATGCAAGCATTTCAGCCAGTTCTTGAAAAAATAAACGAACTTGCAAATAATGGAAGGCTGGAAGAATACATAGGTAAAATAGCCGAAGCAATGGCGACAGTCAGTGATGTAATTATGAACGTCATAACGTGGGTATTAGACCATCAAGATATAGTTAAGGCGGCTTTTATTGGGCTTTCTGTTGCTATTGGTGCAATGACTGTAGCTATGTGGGCTTTTAATATTGCTTCATATGCCAATCCGGTCATTTGGATTGTTTTGGCTATTATAGCGGTTATAGCCTTATTAGTGGCTGGGATAGTTTTAGTCGTCGAACATTGGAACGAAATAAAAGATGCGGCGAGTGCTTGTTGGGAAGGTGTTAAAAGTGCTTGGGACAATGTTACAGATTTCTTCAAAGGAATTTGGGATAAGATTGTTTCCGGTGCAACAGGTTTGTGGAATAGCATAGTTTCGATATTTACAACGATAAAAAATTTCTTTGTCAGTATTTGGAACAGTATGTATACTGTTGTTTCTACATTTTGGGGAGCAATATGGAACACTATTTCTCCGATAGTTATGGCTATATGGAATTTAATAAGCACGATATTCACTGTGATATGGACAATAATTTCAACCATAATGCAGGGTATATCCCACGTAATAAGTAATGTGTGGAACGTAATATATAACGCCGTTTCGGGTGTACTAATCTCTATATGGAACATTATAACAAGTATATGGAATATTATATATACTGCTGTTTTAGGTGTGTTGTCCTCAATATGGGGTGCAGTGTCGAGCATATGGAACAGTATATATAATGCAATTTCGGGCGTGTTAAGCAGTATATTCAACACTGTTTCTAATATCTGGAACAACATATTCTCAGCTGTAAGAAATAAGGTTGTTGAAATATACAACAATGTTAAAGACAAGTTTACGGAAATACTTAATTATCTTGGCGGCTTGAAGGATAAATTTTTACAAAAGGGACATGAAATGATAGACGGTCTTATAACAGGTATTGCGGATAAAATAAACGGTGTTACAAGTAAGATTAAGGAGTTGGGAGAAAAAGCAGTTGGGGCTATAAAACAATTCTTTAATATAAATTCGCCGTCAAAGGTAATGCGTGAACTTGGTAACTTTACATTTGAGGGCTTTAATCTTGGACTTGCAGACCAGATAAACGCTATCAAAAACACATCACTTAATATGGGTGCAGTGGTTACGGCTAACTCAATACCTGACCTCAAGACTAATTTATCAAGCGATTATTCAGGAAAAAAAGATTTTAGCGCAATGCGTGAGACAATAGCGAGTAAAACTACTAATAATACAATTATCAAAGTTCCGGTTAACATTAAACAGGATAATGATATTGTTATGCAGAATGGAGAAAATACAGACACGTTGATTAAGAAATTGTCAAGGGGTATGGAAGAAAATGCGCAAGTCGTTTGGAAGGGAGTGTTAGCGTAATGGCTTACTCTTTTTTTATTGCGGGGACTAAATTACCAGTCCCCCCATCAACCTATACAACAAAGATTATTAACAAAAATGAAACATATGAATTAGCAGATGACGGAGAAATAAACATAATTAAAAAAGAGGGATTGAAAGAGTTCTCGTTTGAAATTGAATTGCCTTGCACAGACCGTCCATATGCAAGCTATGAGGACGGTTTTTTGCCACCTTTACACTATTTAGAATTGTTCTCTTATCTAAAAAGTGAACTTCTGCCGTTCCAGCTTGATATATACAGAGAAATGCCTAGCGGTGAAGATACATATTACACGAACGAAACTGTGACACTTGAAGATTATACCGTTACCGAGGAAGCGAGTAACGGTCAAGACGTAAAAGTTGAATTGAATTTTAAAAAATATAGACAGTATTCAACGGCAACCGTTGTACAAGATGAGGACGGATTACATTATACAATCGTCCGAGGTACAGATAAGCGAATAAACAGGGTTGTAGATGTAAAAGACGGTGACACTTTAGCTACTATAGCTATGAGAGAATTTGGACGGGCAGACCAAAATTTGATTGATTATCTATACGCTATAAATAAAGAAAACATAGATGCTGAATGTGCAAAAAGGGGAGTATCTCCACCACAGATATTCCCCGGTATGGCTATACGACTTACTGACGATAGTTTCGGGAATATCGACGAGTATAACGCCAATAACAATGTTGGCGATAATAAGTTACAGGTTGAAGACGTAAACAAGATAACTGAGGAGGGATTAACAGTGACACAATACGAAAGTATAATGCAGACTGTTATGGGACATCAAAACAGATTAAACGCTATGAGCAGTTATATGATATATAACTATGTTGATAAGAATATGCCGAAAGAATTTCGGCCAATAGTAAGATTCTTAAATTATAAGGGTTGGCTAAAAGGAGATGACAGCGGAGAACTCGGTTTAACTGATGATATGCTTAGAATTTTAGCAGCTCTTGCCCGTTCCGGTGCTTTTGGTAATGACTGTCCTACCCCTGAAGATGAAAAAGACTGGGGGGATTAATATGAGTGTTTGCAG